GGCACCGAGTGGGATGGTGCTGCGCTGGTTGGCGGTGTTGCCCGTGTTGCGCTGGATGAGAATTAAATCATTTGCCGCCATAGTTTTTAGCGTGTGAATTGAGTAATAAGGGGTACTTGACCCCATTTGTTTGTTGCATAACAGAAGTACGCGTTATCGGCATCGAATGATACATCGCCTACCTGACCGGTCGAACTGTCGTTTGCAGGTGGTGGAACGAGGCGGAATGCGCCACTACCACCTATGCCGCCTGCTCGCAAGGCTTGGATGTCGTCGCCAACCTGCGTCGCAAACTCGTTGAAACGGTCATTAGCCTGCTGGAGAGCATCATTGACCGATTTGAGAGTGAGGCGCGACATATGCAAGATTAAGTAGTCAGTGCAGTTTCGTACGTCTCTGGATAATTGCTAATTGTAGCGGTTGTACCAAGAATAGCCTCATCCAGAAAGGTATCGGTAATTTTTTGTGCGGCCACCCGCGATAGCTCAAAGTCCGCTTCGGTAAGCACTACTATTTGCGGAGCGGTTGGGTTGGTGCGGAGCTTCCATGTAATCCCAATGATGAGTTGTGCGTATTGCTGGGCATTAGGCAACGTACCCAGATTGGTTTGCACTTTTTCAATCTCCACACGCGGCTCCCAGCGACCGATGCTCCGAAAAATTTCTAACGGTATTTGCACTCTGGCTACGTCAATAGGCGCGTGAAGCCACTTGAAAATATCGCATCCAAATTCTGGTTCTAACGGCCGCTCGCCGTAGCGCGTGGTGCAAATAACTCTGATGCACTGGGCAATGTCCTCAATATTTTTTACAACCTCGCCAAAGGCTCCGAGCTTTGGCTGCCAGTCACGGGCGCGGATGTCGGCAGTTGCTGTCATTGGTTGTAAATTCTTACGTTCTGAAACAATCGCGGTGTCGTCACCACGTAGCTACGTCCGAATGCACTGGACTCGGCACCTGCCAACGGTGCTGGCAGCCTCATCCGTCCGTCGCGGAATAGTTTGAGTTTTTCAATCGCCTGCTTGTAGGCAGCCATGACGGTGTCGGGAGCCTCGTTGCGCCGCAGAAACAGCCTGTACACGGCGATGTCGGTGCAGATAGTATTGATGACAGCGAGCTCTGCAGGCAATGGAATCACGTAGCGGTCGGACAGATACGAGTGAATCTCGTTCACCGCATCCTCAATACACTCGGCGATGCGGACGTTGATCCGCGAGGTTGCGTCGGAGCGCACTGGCTGCTGGTTTGCTGCGGGCGGTGGCGTTGCAGTGTCGTCATACTCGCCCATCATCTCGTCATCGGTCAGCTGCAACAAGTTCTGGCGCGGCAGCCGTTTTGATTCGATGTCGGCACGGGTACAGTACATAATCTGGACGATGAAGGTTAGACTAGTTAGACCACCTTGGCGGAGACGACCGAACCAGCGTCCCAGATGATTGGCGCGGAGACGGACTCGGCGATGATTTCAATGGTGGACGGGTTTGGAGTCTGGACGATTTTGGAGAAAAACGGTGTTGGCTGTGCTGCGTCGAAATCGTAGGGCAGTCCAAAATGCAGGCGCATCGCGTCACCTTGGCGCGAGGTGACGACAAAGCGGTCCTCGGGGAACATCCCCGTGTCGTTGCCGCCAGACTCAAACTGCTGGGCGTGCTCGTACACGTCTACACCGCCGAACCGACCGACGAACGCAGTGTTTGTGCTGCTGTTCGCGTCCAGTCGACCTGCCTGAAAGGCATTGTTGTGCAGGTACTTTAGCACCTTGTCGTTAGCGAGAAATGCATCAATGGCAGCCGAACCGCCGACGGCAGTGTCCGCCGCGAAACCGTACCGTTGTCCAACGGCGCGCTTCCACTCGCGGATGTTTTTGAGCGGGTCGGAGTTGGCCGCTGACCAGAGTGCCGCGCCCGCGAGGGTAGGCATCTGTGCGGGAGCAAACCCGAAATTGATTGCAAAATCTACCTCGTCGCCAGCGACGGCAGTGATTTTACCGCCCGTGACCGCCTGTGCAGCCATTTGCTCCCAGCGACGCTCAATCTGCATCCGCAGTTGTTGCTGCCGAGCGGGAATGAGCTGCTGGATGTTTGCCTGCACCCACTGATCGGTCCGGGCTTCCTCAAGCGAGCGGATCTTCCGCGCTTCAGATGGAGTCAGGGTATAGTATTTGCGGAATCGGGGCAGCATCACGGCCTGTGCCGAAGCGCGTCCGTCTGCGTCGGCAACGCCGCGACTTGCCTTTGCGACGGCTGCGGTGAGCTTCTTGGCTGCGTCGCGGCGTTCGAGAACAATGGTATCGCTGTCGCTCAGCTCGCGGCGCGAGAACAGTAGATCAACGAGCAAAAGCTGGGGCGTGTGAATACGGTTGATGGCCTCGGTCAGCGTGTAGGGCTGAAACATTTCGTGTGAAAGTTCAGGCATGGTTGCGTTCTCCTATGGTGGTGATTAGTGCGCAGTGGTGACGAAAATGCCTACGGTGCGCAGGCTGTGGAGCGTGGCGGCTCGCTGCGCGGGCGTGAGCGTCGGCAGAACCAGCCCCTGCTCAATGAATTGACCAAACCCGTATGCTTCAGCAACGACAGGCGTTGCGCCAACGGTCACGTCATCGGCGAGAATGGCAAGCGCGGTTTGTGCGCCGCCTGTCCCCGTGGGGTTCAGTGGCACGTACTCGTCATCGGCAGTAACGCGCGCCAGCACCGTGCCGCGCTTGAGTTCACCCGCGTTTTCTGCGAGAGTGATTTTGTAGGCGATGTGCATCGTGCCTGAGAGCAGTTGCGGCCTCTGCGTGTTCAGAGGCGTGGTGATTCCATAGTTTTCTGGCATGGTCGTTTTTTTTACTTTGTGGTGTAGCCGTTGGTGGCATTGAATTGTTCAGCCATGATGACTCCGAGCGGTTTTGCCGCCTGTCCGTCCGTCCCCGCAGCTCCGAACGAAATACCGTTCACGGCAATAGGCGTGTTGCTGTACTGTTTTGGGAGCAGTTTCAGCAGCGAGAGCAGGTCGTCGTTGGCGGCAACGGTGAACTGTTTACCCGTCGCGTCGCTGAACTGGAAGCTGCGGTCGGCGAGTGCCTCCATGAGGCGCAGGATGATTGGTTTGAGCGCGGGGGTGACGCGCCCAGCGAGTTCAGCACTGGACAGCGCGGACTCAAAAACGAGGGTGCGGTTCTGGCGTTCGAGCTGTGCGGTGCGTTCCTCCTGTGATTTCAGGGTGGCAGCGAGCCTGGCATCGAACTCAGCCTGTTGTTTGCGAGCGAGTTCCTCGAAGTCAGCGCGGGAGAACGTTTCGCGCTGGTCGCGCTGCGGCTCTGCGGCTGGTGGTGTTGGGGCTGGCATGGTGGTATGCGTGGTAGTGGTGGAGAATGGTTCTAATTCCTCGAACACGATAGCGTCGGCGGAGAACTGCACGGGTGGCAGCCCCACAACGGCGGGATTGTGGACGAATGCAATGCGCTCGATGCTCCAATCGCTGGATCGAAGTTCAACGCTGAGATAGTTATGGCGGCTGTCGGCGAGGGCTGTAATATATTCGTCGGCAAACACGGTGGGCTGTGTCTCAATGGTGGCACGCCCGTTTCGGGTCGTCAGACGAAGGTTCGCGGGGGCGGTGCGTCCGATGACGGGCAGCCCTGTGTCGGTGTGGCGGACGACGAAATCAATGTGGTCGGTGGCGCGTTGTTGGGTCGCCTCGAAGATGCGGCGCACGTCCGCGTCCGTCCATGTTTTTTTTGGTCCGGCGTTCTTGTGAGTGCCAGACCAAAAAACCGGGAAAAACGGGTACGGTATGGTGCGCGAGTGTGCCATGCTGCAAATTTGCAGCCTAGCCTATTAGGCAAGTGTGAAATTTCTCACAATTTTTTGGTTCGGCTTTTCCGCACGTAGTTTCGCACTGTATCAATCGTGCAACCAAACTGCCGCGCCGTCTCCTCGTACGCATACATGACAGATTGAGACTCCTGCAAATACCCATCGAACGTCAGCACCAATGCAGCGAAGGTCACGTCGTTTGGGCGACGGGCGGTAATAGTGACGCTGCGGCCATTGATGAACAGTTGAACGGTCATAGTTCATCCTCCTCGGCCAGTGCAATATGATTTGGCTGGATATTGTAGGTGGCAGCGATGTACTCCTTTGTGAATCGCACACCGAGCGCGTATAGATTTTTGTCGCGTTCCGTCAATGCGGAATCTACATTCTCGGCCTGGTACAGTCGCAGCGTAGGTACAGTCGTCGCTGCGACACCAAAATTGATTTCGCAGAACCAGCAAATGAGTTCATTCCACGTGGACTCGACAATGGAGCGGTCATTGCTCGTCACCCACGAGGCGGTCTGCTGCGCCGCGTCTTCGCCTCCGAGCCGTCCTGGTGTTGGCGCGACGATGGCAGGATTGCCGACGACGACCATAGCGGTTTCGGTGCGGCTGTCGGCAAGGAAATTGACAAACAGCGTGCCGTCGTTGTTGGTCTGCGATTCTAATTTCACCCCAGACCCCTCTGGCGCGACGTACACGCCGCCTTGATTCATCATCGCCAGATTGTCCACCATTTCTTGCACAACGTCATCCTGCGCTCCCTGAGCGTGTTCTGCGATAACCCACGGGAAACCGAACCGCTCGACAAACTCCGAGAACATTTTTTTACCCCCCTGCTTGAAGAACACATTCCAGTAGCACCGCGCCAGCACCGCTTCACCGTAGGGGTTTGTGAGCGTTGGATTGTTGCGTGGCACCAGGAACGCTCGCTGCGGAATTGTGTCGTCGGCACTTGACTCTGCGTTCGTTGCGGAGAACCGCCGAACGACGGTGCCGAGCGGATTGCCCGCCGAGCGGAACAGCAGATTGCCCTCGCCGTCGAACGCAAACCAGTCGCGGGGTTTGGCGGTTACGCTGGGCATGATGAACGGGTTGCTGGCTGTGGGTTCGTGCCACAGACACTCGTACACCGAATACCCAAACAGTGCTGCGTCCACGAATTGGCGACTCAGTGCTGTGATATTTAGCGCGTTCAGCATAAAGCGCACTGCCTCGACGACGCGCTGGTCGGCACCGTTTGCCTGCACCTCCCATTCCAGTTCGGCAATCGCACCGCGCCTGACCTGCACGAGCGCGTAAAGGTGCGGGTCGGTGAGGAGGTTGTCGTACTCGGTGTTGGCGCGTCCGATTTGGCGGAGGATGCGGTCTGGGTTTGGCAGTGCACCGAAGGTGGCGGGTTCGCCGCGTGTGGCACGGGTGGCAATTTCGGGAGTTGCGCTGGACTCGAACGGGATAGACTGGGGTAGATTTTGCAACGGCATAGCTTCAAATAGGCGCGAGTGCCGTTTGTACTGGTTGCGAGCGCGGTTGTGGGTTGTGGTCATAACTGAAAACGAGAAAACGTGGTGCGTCGGGGGTGCGCAGAAACGGTGATTTTGGCGATAGCCGCCCTTGCAGCGGCAGTAACAGAGCGGCGTGCGGCATTGCACAGCACGAGCGCGTCGGCGTAGTCGGGCGAACGGCCAAGCCGCTCCTTAATGCGGTCCTTCGGTTCAATGGCCTGTCGGTCGGCCTCAGCAAGATAAAAGGTGTTGGCAAGGTCATCGGCAATGCCGTCGTGGGCGGCGATGCGGACGGACTGGTTCATCACGTCTTCGCGGAGCCAGAAATAGAGCTGCGCTCGGCGGTTGCGGTAGCGAGCGGTGCGAGCCGATGCGGTGTACTCCTGCACTGCGGACTCGGAGAACTGAACGGGCTGCACGGTTGCGCCGTGACTGCGGATGAGCATGTCCGCAAGGCCTTTACCCACCGCCCCCGCATCAATGCAGACCCACCCACGGTTGGCAGCGACGCGAGTGCACACGTCGCGCAATGCCGATGCCTGCGCTACGGTGTCGTACTCGGCGAACTCGGATTCCACCCACATCTCTCCCGCGCGGTTCGCACAGACGACAACGGTGACATCGGGACGGCCCAGCCCAACGTCCACCCCAGCCGCAACGGGCGCGCGGTCGCCCGCGAAGTCCACGTCCAGCACCACCGCAGCAAGCGCGGCGCGGGGGACAATGCAGAGATCGGACTCCTCTACGTCCCAGTCGCCGTAGCGCAGCATCCGCAGCATCGGTTCGCTCATGCGCGAGAACGCGCTGGCGATGTAGGACGCGGGCAGCATTGGGTTATCGTCGGGCAGGGCACGGACGAACGCGTTACGCGGGTCGCGGGTGGTGGGGTCAACGAAGTGGCGGCGGAGGTAGTTGCTGCCCGACACAGGATTGGTGGTGAGGTACACAAATTTTCGGAGCGGTTCGCCCGTGATGCGGTGGTGAGCATCGCGTCTCAGCAGCGACGGCAGCACCTCGTAGAGGTCGTCGTCGCCCTGCGATGCCTCGTCGAAAAACACGCCCGTTGCCTCAAGTCCGCGTGTTTTTTCGTAGTTGCGGTCGCGGCTTCGGTCGGCGGCATAGAACCAGATTTGGTTGTCGCTCGCACACTGCCACAGGTTGGTTGTTTTCGAGACCACCAGCGACGGGGGAAAAAACCGCTCGAACGACTGCACAGTGGTGCGGTGCAGGTCGGTGTAGTTCTGCCGCATGACGACGTATACGCCTCCTGCGTAGTTGGCAATGCAGTGCTGAATGATGCGCACGCCCGTCACGGTTTTGCCACCGCCCTTTGCGCCGCCGTAGAGCACGTAGTCGTGCTGCGCGGTCAGGCGCAGTGCCTCCATGCCCTGTTCGAGCACGGCACGGTGCTGGCGGTCGTAGTCCGAGAGCGCCGCGGCATCTTCGAGCGAGCGGACAGGCAGCAGCGACACGTCGGCAGGCGGAGCGTTAGTGTGACTGCGCTGCAAACGCGAGTCGCGAACTTGGTTGCGGAAGCGTTGCAGAGAGCGAACCTTCTGGATAGGATTCATCGGTATTCAAAATACGTTGTGCTAAATTAAGTTCACCTAACGTTTTAAGCACCCCAGTGATGGTGTACACATCTTTTGCAGTGGGAGCCTCTAAGTGTGCCAGCCAACGCGTAATGACTCGCAGACCTTCTGTCATCACGATGGCTGATTGCTCTGTCCAATCGTGACTGCCTTTGAGAGTATGGAGAAGCTCGCTTTTTTTTACGGCGACAAGCTGCGACAATTTCGCATCGCCATCCGCCTTCGTGCGGTATCGTTGCAGAGTTCGCGCAGAAACGTCAAACTGCAACAACGTAGATTCCAGGCCTTGCACTTCCCATGCAGCGAGCATTTGTGCAATAACCTCAATGGGTGGAGCTGTTCGCTTCATCATTTTTGTAAAAATGTGTGTTACGCTCGTGGATTGTTATAGTTCGTCTTCATGTTCATAGACTCGTTGGACATCACGGCGCAGTGCCGCCAATTCGCGGCGCAGTCGTTGGATTGTTTCGTGTGATTCGGAGAGTTCATTCTGCGCCGCGAAGTAGCGGTTCATCCAGCTGATCTCCTCGCGGGTCTCACGGGAACGGTTGATTGACACGTCAACACTTTCTTCGTGAGCGTCATCAAGGGTGCCAGGCACGGCTTTCCCGCACCACATTGTGAGCACGGCGTTGGGGATGTCAAACCGTCGTCCGTCGTGGTAACGATACCACGACGTTCCTGCAATCGTGTACACGTCCATACGCCGCATCGCCTGATTGTCCCGTGCGTGCTCGGTCATTGCCCATGCTCGGTTGTGCAACTGCTCGCGCTCGGAGGCAAAAAAATCGGCAGGAGTCCACGTGATAAATCTGCATGTTTCGGTCATTGCGTCCAGACGTTGAAAAAACTCAGATGCAGTCCACCCTTTGAGCACCGCCCGTCGAAACAGGTCTTTTGCGCCCTGAAAATTCAGACTGGACTCATCGGCGTAATTGATTTGGTAGGCGGCAGACAGGCGAGCGATCAGTTCCCGTTTGGCATCGGCATCGTCGTCACATAAAGATGGCTCACCCATGAGCAGGGCTATGCTCATTCCCGACGGATGTTCCTGTGATCCAACTATTGCCAGATGCGCTGGCGATGATATCGTTTGTTGTGAGGGCGATACGGCGAGCGTAGTCAGATTGCGGCTTCTCAGAGCGTCTATCGTTTCGGCTATGCTGTTCATGGCGTGAAGAGGAATGTGGGCTGCGTCGGTTGTTGTTCCAATGAGACAAAATCTTCATTTCCGGTCGGTAGATTGCCTTTCCGGAGCCGTCGAGCCATCCGACGGACTCGTAGTGCATGTGCCATGCGGCAACGAAATCGGCAGGGATGTGTCCGCACTGTACCTGCAGCGCTTGAAGCTCGACACTGCGGCATTTTTCGTTGCCGCCTGGCGGTGGTGGTGCAGTGCGTATGCTCGCACGTTCGGGTGTGCTCCCACTCTTTGCTTTACTCTTACTGTAAATACTGTGGACACTTTCTGATTCAGAAACTGGGGTTTCTGCGGCAGAAATGACACTTTCTGATTCAGAAACTGGGGTTTTTGCGGTGTCACGCATGGACAGGCGTTTTTTCAGCATGGGTTGCAGCCGCGCGGTCAGTTCCTGACAGCACAAACGCTCATTCTCCAGATCAAGGATTCCCAGTTTGCAGCAGAAATTCACGATTTCGCGCATTTCTGACGCAGAAACTCCCATATCCCCAGCGCACAGTTCCTGATCTATCTCCGTCCATGAGAGCGCAAACCCATCCGAAGCTGCAATCTGTTCGAGCAGCATACACCAGACTCCATAACCAGCCGCACCGAACCGCGTTCGCACCGCACGAATACCAGGCTCGTGCCTATCCGTCGTTTTATGTTCAAACCAATGAGCATTAGATTTACGAGGTCGTGCCATTGTTGTAAAAGTAGCGTGATAAAATAAATTCGATGTAATTCATAACACACCTTCCGCTTTCGCCATTAGGAGGAGTTCGTATTGCAGAAATATCTATCTTGAACAATGCGGCCATTATGTTTGCGGTTGCAATGCAGGCCAGCCTGTTGGCGCACCGCCGCCCTTACTTTCCCAGCGTCAAGCGCGGGCTCATTGTTCCCTCGTGG